CCACGTTGGCGTTTGTTGCGACAGGGGCAAGAGAGTCTTGCAGCCACTGGTGCAGAGTTGCGCCAGCCGTTGAGGTGCCGATGCTGGTGAGCATAGGCGTATCGGTTGGGCTGATGTCATAGATGATGTCCTCGACATCTTCACGCTTACCGACCTGATCAAAAGTTTTAAGGGTGCCTGATACTGTTGGCATTTTATTTCATCCTATTCAAGAGGGCTGCCGCTGCGTCATCAACAGTGCCCGTCTTCCTCAGACGATCCCGGGTCTTCCGGGCGCTCTCTGATTCGACGGCCTTTGTCGAGTCTGCTTTGGAGCCAGACAAAGTTTTTGTGGCAGACGGCTTCACTTTCTTTTTAGCCGCTACCTGTTTTGCCTGATCAAACTGCATGGCCTTCCACAGCGCGGTGATCAATCGGTGATCGGAGACCTTATTGAACTCCTCACCGCTGACACCTAAACCTTGAGCGTACTCACCAATCTTGTAATAAAGATCGTTGTTCCAGTTCGGGATATTTGTCTTCAGGACAGTCAGACTTTCTTTTGCGGCCTCTTTCTGGGCCGCCTCGGTCTGTTGCTGTTGCTGAGTCTGGAACTGATCCGCCTGCGCCTTAATTAAGTTGTAGGTGGACTGTGCCTGCTCATAGGCCGCCTTGGCCTGCTTGTATTGTTCAGGACTGTCTATCGCTGCCTTTTCCCAATCCACGTTCTGAAAACGGGAGAGGTCTGCGCCAGCGGCAGACATCAACGCATTCATGGTCGCCTCGGCTTGCTCGGATTGGGCCTCGAAGGCCTTCCGCTGCTCGGCTACCGCCTGCGTCTTCTTGGTGTAGTCGCTTTGTCTGAGGTACCCCAGCTTTAGCTCTTCGGCACTTAGGCTCTCGCCATCGACCTCGAATCTAAGCTCTTCTGATTCCTCCTCCTCGGCTTCATCGGTTGGGTCTTCCTCGACCTCCTCTGCCTCGGCGGTATCCTCTTCGGGCGCTTCCTCGAACTCCGCTTCCACTATGTCGGCCTCATCGGCCTCTTGATCGGATTGCTCCTCAACCTCTGGTTCGTCCAGATCGGACTCCAACAGCGTGGTCAATCTATCAATCGTGTCTTGTTCCGAAGAGTCTTGTGTGGGTTGCTCTGCCGGATCAATGTTTGCTTCCGCCATTCTACTCACCATCCTGTTGCTTACGCAACTCTAAGTTGTTGATTAACGTAGCAAATTGCTGCACGAACATCTGGCCTGCCTTGAACATCGCGTAGAGCCTTTCGCGCTCCTCGGGTGCCTCGGCTGGCGTCTGTAAGATCTGGTCAACTATCCCCTGATTCATCATCCGGAATGCCTCATTGAACACCTGCGAGTTCATCATCGCGCTGGCCGCGTCTGCCTTGCCTTGGAGTTCGTGCATTTCCATTGTTTCTACTTCGCTCATTTCAAAAAGTCCTCTTCGGGTTGCTTTGGTTTTTTGGGTTTTTCGGGTTTTTCACTTCCCTCACTTTTCTCAGCGACAGGGGCAGCCGCCTGCGCCCTGTACGCCTCGAATTCCTTAAAGACCTGCTTGATGTCGGGCTTGGGTTTCTTTTTCTCCTTCGCCCGGGCAAGCAGGTCATTGAACCTTGATAGATCAGCCAATGTTTACGTTCCTCCCTTGTTGTCGTTCCAGCTCTAACTCGGCGGCTTGTATCGCCATGTCATGCTTCATCTTCTCTGCCTCCATAAGCAGCTTAGAATCCGCGTTTTCTTCGGTGTGCTCTTGCTTCTGTCGGTCAAACACCGTCCTGTTCTGTTCCTTGAGTATGTCTAGCTCAAGCTGGCCTTCCAGCACCGACACTTGTCGAGACTGCATGTCAGCTTGGAACTCAGCCTGATGCTGCTGCATCTGCATCTGCTCCTGCTGCATCTGTTGCTGCTGTTGCTGTTGCTGCTGCATCATCTGTTGGAACTGAGGATCGTTCGGATCTTGCAGGAACGATGCGCCGTCCTTGATGTTCAAAAGCTCGAAGGCCCGGGAGAGCAGGGCGTGGCGCTGCTGCTGGCCGTAGAGGCCGCCAACGGTTGGATCGGCTGGGTTAGAGGTGAACTGGGTGTCCAGAGTCAGCAGCTTCTGGGCCTCTGCCTGCTGCTCCTCCGGGGTCAGGGCCACGGCCACGGTCATCTCGGTGCGGTCTCCGAGCGCGGAGGGCGTTACGGGCTGGAACGAGCCATCGAGTTGCAGCATCACGGTCTCGTTCTCGTACTCCACGCCGAGCCGGTACAGGTCGTGCATTAGAGGCTTCAGGAAGTTCTCGGCAAAGTTCCTGCACATGACCATGATCCGCCGGTTGCTGGCGTTCATGAAGGTGTTGATCAGGTCGCTTGAGTTCTGCTTGCTGATCGCTGTCGAGTCCATGCCGCGGGACATCCGGCTCGACCCAGAGCGTTGCTCCTTTTCCTGCTCGAAGTTCTCAATCGCCGTATAGACATTGCCGTTGAGCTGCGGCGTGGGCAGGGGACGTACCACAGACTCCGGGTTGGGTGACATCACGTCCACAACGGCACCGACCCGGTTATCGAGCAGGTCGCGTGGGTTTTTCACAAGGCTGAGGTTCGCAACCCAGCGGCTGGTGGTGGTCAGCATCAGGTGATCGACCACGCCACGCTTCAGGCTCGACATAGTCTTCTGAAGATCACAGAGCTGGTCGGCCAGCGACATGCCATAGAAGCGGTGCGGGAGCGGGAAGGGCGTGAATGTGCGGAACGGCATCTCTGACACCAGCTCGATGTCCAGCATCACCCGGCGGCTGTGGGTGCATTTGTAGTAAACGCACTCGTTGATCTCGGGGTCGTGGCGCTTGATGTAGGACTCGTACAGCGTCACATACTCGCGGTCACGGGCGTCATCCAAGCCGAAGCGGTCGTGGCGGAAGCTATCGACTGAGTCTCGACCAATAGATCCATCCTCCTTCAGCATGTCCTCCTCATCCAGCTTGGCGACCACATCGGGGTCGAAGCCCTCGGACAGCAGCTCTCCCCGGGTACGCGCCATGCGGTGCGAGCAGAAGTCAGAGTCCTGAACGGTCTTGGCGCGTGGGTTGATCAAGAAGTCTTCAGGCTCCACGGTCTCGACGCAGACCTTGCTGACATCAAACCGTCGGCGGGTGGTGCCAGATAAAGCAACCTGCGAGTAGGCGGTGCCGGTCTGCTCGTCCACAACCTCAATCGACTCCTCAACCACCTCCATCAGCTCCACATCCGGGGCTGACATCATCATGGCGAACTCGTTCTCGCTGAACTGGCTGAACTCCTCGGACTCGTATCGCGAGTCCTTCTTCCAGGACCGCTTCACGACGCCGGTTTTTGCCACCAGCGCGTCGTGGATTACGTCCGCGAGGATCTTGTAGCCGTTGTTCTGGCGGTAGAAGTTGTAGTTAGTCCACGCCGTAGCCATCCGGGCGGTAAAGACATCGTCCGGCGACTGCGGATCGAAGCGGCAGATGTTCCTGTCGGCGGAGAAAGTCTCCAGCATCATGGCCTTGACGGCCTCAACGGCGTCGAACACGTCCCGGGAGACGTGCTGGCTGCGGCCACGCACCTCATTCCCCATCGGCTCGCCATAGTAGTAGCGGTGGCCCTTGTCTCTCTGGTCGCCTACCTCGCTGTTGGCGTAGGTGTCGGCTGCGTCGATGTTTCGCTCAAGCGTCGAGAGCAGCTCCTGCTCATCAATAGTCATATTCATTGCTCAGGTATCCTTCTTTTGTACCAAGTTGCTGCTGCTCTGCGTTGTTTTGACCATATCTGGTCACCGATATGGCCGCGTAGCGCGTTGCGTCCATCAAATCGTCGAATTCCTTGTGAATTTTTCCCTTCTTGCGGTGATAGCGCCGAAACTCCTCGAACCAAGGGGATAGGTTGCTAAAGACCTGCAACCTGCCGGTGCGGAACCGCTCCAGCATCTCCATCAGCCCCGGCTCGACGTAGTTCGTGCCGTCGGGGT